CCATTGAGACCCAACAAGATGTCACAGCGGTGATTGAGGCCAACAAGGCCATCTATAACGCTGTGGATGAGAAAGCCAACTGGACTGGTGAATGGCACTTGGTGGCATCCATCCCCGAATCCCTTTACTACAAGATGAAGGCCGAGGGCAAGATCGATGACCAGGAGTACATGAAAAAATGGCTCAACGATTCCGACAACCAATTTTTTAGAACTAGACCTGGACAAGTATGAATTACATTGCAGTCTGCACACCGGCCCGTGATCAGGTCCACACAAACTACACCTATTGCATGGTCAATATGGTGGCCTATCACACACTCAACACCACAGACGCAATCAGTCTGAAATTGATGCAAGGCACGATTATCCAAAACCAAAGGGCTGACCTTTGCTTGGATGCCATGGCCGAAGGCTGCACCCACATTCTTTTCATTGACTCGGACATGACGTTTCCACAGGACATGGTCCAGCGGCTGCTGAAGCACGACAAAGAGATTGTGGCTGCCAACTGTGCCAGGCGCAGAATGCCCACTGGCCCAACTGCCCAGAACTATGACGAGAATGGCAAGCGAAAGTCTGTTTACACCATGCCAGAATCCACTGGATTGGAAGAGGTGGGAAGCATTGGAACGGGCATAATGCTGATCAAGCGCGAGGTGTTTGAGGGCATGAGTGAGCCATGGTTTGATATGCCATGGCAGACCACCAGGGGCTACATGGGTGAGGATGTGTTCTTTTGTAAGAAAGCTCAAGAGCTTGGCTACAAAGTCTACATCGACCATGACGTTTCAAAGGAAATTGGCCACATTGGCACTTTTGAATTTCGCCATGAACACACTTGGATTGTGAAAGAAGAGATGGAAAAAGAGGCCCAATAATGGCACTGACTACATACGCGGAATTAAAGACATCCATTGGTGACTGGCTCAACCGAGCCGACCTGACTGCTGTCATTCCTGACTTTATCTCTCTGGCCGAGGCACAAGTGGAACGTACACTGCGCACTAGGCAGATGATTGTCAGGGCCAATGCGTCTTTTGATGCGCAATATGGTGCTGTGCCTGCTGACTTCTTGGAGACCAAGTCTTTAAAGCTCACAAGCACAAACCCCCAGACCCCATTGCAGTTTTTGAGCATTGATGCCTTGGACAATGAGATGACCAAATACACGGCCAGCGGCAAGCCTAAATTTTTTGGCATTGTTGGTGGCCAATTTAGGATTGTCCCAACACCAGACGCAAACTATACGACCGAGTTGACCTATTACGCGAAGTTGTCAAAGTTATCAACTAGCAACACGACAAACTGGCTTTTGACATCAAACCCCGACATTTATCTGTATGGGTCATTGCTCCAGGCTGCACCATACTTGCAAGATGATGCGAGAATCCAGACATGGGCAACACTCTATGAGCGAGCCTTGAATGATTCACAAACTGCCGATGATCGCAGTGCATCTTCTGGTGGTGCATTGCTTACCCGTGCAAAGACTTTTGGATAAGGACTGTATATGTCATCTTTTACCGACTACACCGAAAACCTAGTTTTAACTTACTTGCTGACCACAGGCTCTGTCACACGCCCCACAGCTTGGTATGTTGGCCTTTTTACGGCTGCACCCAGTGACACTGGTGGCGGCACTGAAGTGTCTGGCAGCGGCTATGCGCGAGTGGTGACTGGCACAATCACTGTCTCCGGCACAAGCCCCACAAACGCGACCAATGCAGCGGCCATCGAATTTGCAGCTGCAAGCGGTGGAAACTGGGGATCAATTGGCTGGGCCGGCATCTTTGATGCAAGCACTGGTGGCAATCTTTTGGCCTGGGCAGCGCTGACCACAGCTCGCACCATCAATGATGGCGATGTGCTGCGCATTCCAGCTGGCGACCTTGATGTCACATTGACATGACATGGCAGCCTATGGTCTTGGCCCGTATGGACAAGGGAATTATTCCTATGGCGTAAGCCTTGGGGCAGTTACCCTTGCAGCCACCAGCACGGCTGCATTTGACGCAAGACGCATCTGCATAGGTGCGTTTTCTGTTTCAGCTTCTAGCACAGAGACAGTATCGGCCAACGTGGTCAAGACGGCATCGTTCTCGGTTTCAGCGTCTAGCACTGCCACAGCTGCTGCGCAGCGCATTGCTATTGCCTCGGCCACGGCCTCAAGCGCCAGCACAATGTCAATCAGCGCTTTGCGCTATGCGGTGGCAGCCTCAACCTTTGCAGCCACATCAAGCGCCAGCTTTGCAGCCACTAGGGTGGCCATTGGGGCATTTGCCTCAGTCGATGAAAGCACCATGTCTGTGGCGGCCATCAGGGTCCCACTGATTCAAATCCTGATTGAAGACTTTGCCACAATGACTGTGGCCACCAAGGTGGTGTTAGGCGCGTCAGTGCTGATGGCGGCCCAGTCTGAAATGACTGTCAATAGCACTCGAACACAAACTGGTGCAATCAATTTCACCTGCACATCGACCATGACTGTCGATGGCAATCTAAAATGGGTCCCTGAGTCGGACACGGCAGAAACTTGGAATGCGATCTCTGACAATGCAGAGACTTGGACACCGATCACAGACACATCAGAAACATGGGATGCAATTGCTGACAGCAGTGAAACTTGGTCACCAATTGCGGATAATAGCGAAACTTGGCAAATAGCCGCATAGGAGCATTTAATGGCAGATACAACTACCACAAATTTATTGCTGACCAAGCCAGAAGTTGGAGCCTCAACAGATTCATGGGGGACCAAGATCAATAGCGATCTGGATTCAATTGACGCATTGTTTGATGCAGGCCCATTGCTCAAGGTCACTAAAGGTGGCACTGGTGTTGGCACAAGCACTGGCACTGGCAGCAATGTTTTGTCAGCCAGCCCGACACTGACAGGTACGGCAGGCTTTGCAAACATTACGGCATCAGGCACTCTTGGAGTAACTGGTGTCACAACAGTTCAAGCGGGTTCAGCAGCAGCACCAGCCATCACTACATCAGGCGACACCAATACAGGTATATTTTTCCCTGCTGCTGATACCATTGCCTTTACAGAAGGCGGTGCGGAGTCTATGAGGATTGATTCCGTTGGAAACGTAGGCATTGGTACAACTTCTCCAACAGCGTCTTCAAGCCACAAAACGCTTACGCTAAATGCCCCTGCTACGTTTGGTTCTTTCATAGATTTCAAAACAAATGAAACTTTAAATTTGCGATTTTTTGTAAATGGGACTAACTCTGTAATTTCAACAAAAACAGCGACACCTCTTGTTTTTGAAACCAACGACACAGAGCGTATGCGTATTTTAAGCTCTGGTGAGGTGGGTATTGGTACAAGTTCGCCAGCAGAACTCTTGCATTTAAGCAGTGGCGGTAACACTAGGGCAAGAATAGAAACTACATCGACAGGCTCTGTTGCAGTTACGCAATATAAAAACGCTGCTGGTGAGACTCACACTATTGGCTCGGAAACATCTGCTGGTAATGCTGGTTTTGGTGGCTCAAGTGCTTATGGCTTATGTATATACGCTGGAGGAACTACAAGAGATATTTCCTTTGGTACTAATGGAACAGAGCGAATTCGTATTCCATCAGATGCTGGTGGTATTCGTTTCCCCGCAACTCAAGTAGCATCATCAAACGCTAATACGCTAGATGACTATGAGGAGGGGACTTGGACTCCAACATTAGTATTTGGTAGTGGTTCTACTGGTATTACTTACAACGCTAGAAATGGTAGATACACAAAAATAGGAAATTATGTTTTTGCCACAGGATTTGTAAATTTATCAAGTAAGGGTTCTTCAGCTGGTGATGCAACATTTACTGGACTGCCATTTAGTGCGGATGAAACAAATCGTTCTTATGGCGGGAATGGTCAATTTGATGCAGGTGGAAGTTCTGTACCAGTTTCAGTTCAAGTTCTTGCTTTTGGAACAACTGCATACAACAGATATGGAAATGGAAACAATTTTCTTGGATTAACAGAAGCAAATTTTACGAATACTTCGGCTTATTTTTTCAACGCAGTTTATTTAGTTTCTTAATTAACTAAGTTGGATAACTTAGTCGGACACAACCAAAGGAAATCAAAATGTCTTTAACCAAAACCACAACTGTTGACCAAATCACAGTAACCGAGAATGGTGTTGTTCTCTATCGTGAGGCAACTCGCATCATGGAAGATGGCAATCAAATCAGCCAAACCTACCATCGTTCAAGCCTCACACCAGCACAAGACTTAACTGGAGTCCCTGCTAATGTCGTGGCAATCTGCAATACAGCATGGACTGTTGAAGTTATTGCGGCTTATCAGGCAGAGCAAGCACGAATTGCTGCTGAACAAGAAGCACAACGATTGGCTGCTGAAGCGGCTCAGGCTGCGGCGGCTGAATCCGCATCTGCCTAATCATGGATGCTGATGTTGACAAGAGGCTTGCCGTGCATGAAGCGATCTGTTTAGAGAGATACAACAACATTGATCGGTCACTGCGCGATGGCGACAAGCGCATGACCAAGATTGAATACTTGCTCTATGCGGTAATCATTGCGGTCTTGTTTGGACCAGGGGTGGCTGCCGAATTCGTTAAGAAAATATTCGGGCTATGAGAGACTGGGCCGTGGCACTCATTGCTGCGGCCTTGCTTGTCCTGACCATTGTTTGGTCATTCTTTGTCATCATTTTGATGTGGCCATGATCTATGCTCTGGTCTTACTAGCAGCTGCTGCCGAATATAGATGCACCAAGTGGACATGGACCGGTGATGTTTACAATCGGAGGGTTGTTTGCCTTGAGTGGAAAAAGGTAGAAAAGAAATGATTCCCATCGATCCAATGACCGCTTTAGCGGGTATCCAGTCAGCCATCAGCATGGTCAAGAAGGCCAGTGCAGTGGCCCAAGACCTTGGCTCACTCGCGCCAATGATTGGCAAACTTTTCGATGCCAAGTCAACGGCCACCAAGGCCATGCTTCAAGCCAAGCAGTCTGGCAAGGGTTCCAACATGGGAACGGCCTTGCAGATCGAGATGGCACTGGAGCAGGCCAGAGCATTTGAGGAAGAGCTAAAAATGCTCTTCATGCAGACCGGCAAGATCGATGTCTGGAACAAGATCAAAGCGCGCCAGGCTGAAATGGACCTTGCTGATGCCAAAGAAATAAGCGCATTAAAGAAGGCAGAGAAAGCTGCCAAGGCCAAAGAAGCTGAAATGAACGAACTGGCCATGATCATTGGCGGTGTGGCTTTTGTTCTGTTTTTGGTGTTCATTGGAGTCAATGAGCTGATGGAATTCTGTGCCACTACCAGAAGGTGCGGTCGGTGAATGAGTACCAGAAGACCTTTGACCTATGCCTCAAGATATTCGTTTACGGATGTGTGGCGCTTTACTTTTTGGGTTTTCTGAAGTTTTTGCCGGATGACTTATCCGACCGGATCGTTAATTTACTGCTGGGTAGAATAGGATTAGGCAAATGAAAATCACGCCCTATCAGGCCAATGCCAATATGCTCAAGGAGGCCCAAAGGGTGATCAGGCAGCAGAATCTGAAAGAGCTTGAGCAATTAAACCGGCAGGCTGATAAGCAGATCAAGGACCAGCAGATCAAGGCCCAGTGGATCAAACCTAATTCTGTGGATGTATACGCATGAAATATCTGATTGCAATTGCTTTGATAATGCTCACTGGCTGCGAAGATCGGTATCGGTACAAGTGCCAGAATCCTGATCACTTCCATGCCCCAGAGTGTCAGAAGCCAAAGTGTTTATTTACTCAGCAATGTCCAGAGTACCTGGTCGCACCCATACTGGAGAAAAAAGTTGATGAAGTTAAACCTAACAACTGAAGAGATCGAGGTCAGGGTCTGGGGCTTTGTGGTCATTGCGGTGACTTGCATTCTCTGCTTCATTGTGGTGGCGCTTTTGTACTCAGTGACCTTTGTCACCCAGCCCATCAAATCAATGGCTCCCATTGATCAGGCTTATACAAAGATGCTGAACGACATCGTTTTGCTCATTGTTGGAGGCATTGGTGCGGTGATGGGCAAAAAGGCTGTGGGGACTGCCGCCAAGGCTTTTGGTGGCCAGCAATCCATGCAGCCGATGGGTCAGTGCATGGGCCAGCCAATGCAGGGTGGCTACGGCCAATACGGCTACAGCAACAATCACGGCTTTAATGCCACGACCAATGGCATCCCAACCCAGCCATTTGGTGCTATGCCCAAGTGGACCAACCCAGAGCTAGACGAGTCTTGGACCCCTGGTCCACCACCCACAACGCCACCAGAGCATCTTGAGGATGACCATGAGCGCGAACAGCTGGCACAGGCAAGACAGGAGTCAGAATAATGTTTGGCATCCCTTTACCCTATATCGCCCTGGCAATCGGCATTGCCTTGTTTGGCTCTTACCGAGGTGGCTATCACTTTGGCTGGCAAGACAGGGACAATGACATGAAGATTGCCATTGCTAAAAAGAATGATGAAGCCAGAGCCAAAGAAGCAGAGCTTGGCGAGAAACTGCAAGATCAGGAAACAAAACTCAGAAAGGCCCAAGATGATGTCAAGAAAAAACAGTCTGCTATGCATGAGCTTGCTCGGACTGGCCGGCTGCGGCTCCCAGCCCCAAGTTGTCCACAAGCCAGTGCAAGTGCCAGCGCTCCCGCTGGAAATCCACAACCCGAACAGTCCGATGCAAGCGAACTTGAGCGAGCGACTATTGCAACTCTTATCGACCTCGCAGCCGAAGGAGACAAAGCCATCCACAAGCTCAACGCCTGCGTCAGCGCCTACGAAGAAGTAAGGAGAATCGTCAATGGTCAATAGTGAGCAACTGGCACGGCTGCACATTGGCCCAGAGTGGGTCGATGCGCTCAATGAAACATTCCAGCGCTTTGACATTTCAACGCCATTGCGCCAGGCTGCCTTTATCGGCCAATGCGGCCATGAGTGCGGCAACTTTAAGGTGTTGCAAGAAAATCTCAATTACAGGGCAGAGGCTCTGCAAAAGCTCTGGCCCAAGCGCTTTGACGCTGCCAAGGCCCAAGCCTGCGCCAGAAATCCGAAGGCCATTGCCACGGCTGTTTACTCGAATCGGATGGGCAACCGAGATGAGGCAAGTGGGGATGCCTGGCGCTTCATTGGCCGAGGATGCATCCAGTTGACCGGCTCCAGCAATTATTTCCATGCAGGCAAGGCGCTGGGTGTGGACCTGATCATGCAGCCCGAACTGGTGGCCACGCCCCAGTATGCAGCGCTGACTGCCGGATGGTTTTGGGACACTCACAAGCTCAACCAGTATGCAGACTCCCAAGACTATCGGACCATGACCAAAAAGATCAATGGCGGCTTTATTGGCCTCGATGACCGGATCAAACACATCAACCATGCCCTGTCTGTCCTGACATAATCAACCCATGGCCAATGTCAAGCAACAATTAGAGTCACCATCTATACCGAGTCTGGGTTTCCCGCCAGAGGGGTATGAGCGCAGGCACTTTAATGAGAACTATGGCGCTCTAAATAATTACTTCAGAAAAGTGACATCAGTGCTGGGGTCTTTGTTTGGACCAAAGGGCGGTCGGTTTATGAATAACCCCTATGGGGCTTTTCAAAGCACTGTGGACCAGACTGCGGCTGTAATTAACACGGCCTATGCCATGACGCTGAATACTGTCGACTACGCCAATGGCGTGAGTGTCGCAAGCAATTCACGGATCACAGTGGCCGATGCTGGCATTTGGAATTTGCAGTGGTCTGGCCAGTTTGAGAACACTGACTCTCAGGACCATGATGTAAGGGTCTGGCTCAAGATCAATGGGACTGTGGTGACTGGATCGACTGGATTCTTTGCAGTGCCAAGCAAGCATGGGTCTGTCGATGGCCACACATTGGTCGGCTGGAATTACTTTTTGAGCTTAGACGCAACAGATTATGTGGAGCTTTGGTGGGAGACTGACAGCACTCAGGTGAGCATTCAAGCCTATGCTGCCGCAGGAAATTACCCCTCAACGGCATCACTAATTGCGACAATGACATTTGTGTCCAACTTACCAACAATATAGCCATGTACATACCACTCAAATTACCACCAGGCATTTACAGAAACGGCACTGAGTACCAGGCAGCAGGCCGGTGGTATGACGCAAATCTTGTGCGCTGGTACGAGAACACTCTGCGGCCCATGGGTGGCTGGAGAAAACGTGCAACTGGCCAGATGTCTGGTCTGTGCCGCGGCTTTATCACTTGGCGCGATAACAGTGCCAACCGATGGATTGCTGCTGGAACGCACACAAAACTCTATGCCATGAATGAGGGTGGAACACTCAAAGAAATCACGCCAACTGGTTTGACAGCTGGCATTGCAGATTCATTGTCAAAGACCGGCTATGGATACAGCACCTATGGCTCTCTGGCCTATGGCACGGCAAGGCCAGACACGGGGTCAGTCACTCCGGCCACCACATGGTCCATGGACACATGGGGCGAGTATTTGATTGCCTGCTCAAGCACAGATGGCAAGCTCTATGAGTGGCAATTGGGCTTCACAACGCCCACATTGGCAGCAGCAATCACCAATGCCCCAACGAGCAACAAGGCGGTTTTAGTCACTGCCGAGCGCATTATGTTTGCCCTTGGTGCTGGTGGCAATCCACGCAAAGTGCAGTGGTGCGACCAAGAGAACAATACAGTCTGGACCCCAGCTGGCGACAATCAGGCAGGCGACTATGAACTGGCAACGCCTGGCACATTGATCGCTGGCAAGCGGGTCAAAGGTGTAAACCTACTGTTTACAGATGTGGATGTCCACACGGCCCAGTACATTGGCGCTCCATTTGTCTATGGCTTTGAGAAGGCAGGTTCAGGCTGCGGTCTCATTTCAGCCCAGTCTGTGGCCGCCATTGACACTGCTGCCATTTGGATGAGCAAGTCAGGCTTCTGGATATATGACGGCTATGTCAAGCCACTGCCAAGCGATGTGTCGGACTATGTCTTTGGCAATATCAACTTTAATCAGGCATCCAAGGTCTATGCGGTCCACAATAGTAAGTTTGGTGAAATCTGGTGGTATTACCCAAGCAGTGGAAGCAATGAAAATGACAGCTACTGCACTTTCAATTACAGAGAAAACCACTGGAACATAGGCACATTGGCCAGAACTGCTGGCACTGATGCTGGTGTGTTTACCAATCCCTTGGCGGTTTCCACTGACGGCTACATTTACGAGCATGAGGTCGGATTTGCTTATGACAGCGCCAGCCTTTACGCTGAAAGTGGCCCAGTCCAGCTTGGCAATGGCGACAACATCATGTCGGTCAGGCAAGTTGTCCCAGATGAGCAGACACTGGGTGAGGCGGTGGTTTCATTCAAAACCCGCAATTACCCGACTGGCACACAATCCACATTTGGACCATACACGGCAGCCAACCCGACTGATGTCCGGTTTGCAGCGCGTCAGGTCAATGTGAAGGTGACTGGCAACACTTTGGCTGACTGGCGTATTGGCGTGATGAGGCTTGAGGCCATCCCGTCTGGAAAGCGATGAGCGACCAAGAACATTTGGAGAGGCTACGCCACCATGTGGAGGCGGCCTTAGAATATAGCGGTGGAACGCATGATTTTGAAGATGTTGTGCAGATGGTCGAAGGTCACAGATTACAGCTGTGGCCGGCCAAGGACTCGGTGGTTTTGACAGAAATCATCGATTACCCAAGGCTAAAGAATTTGCACTATTTCTTGGCTGGTGGCGACCTAGACGAACTCTCACGGATGAGGCCATTGATCGAGTCCTGGGGCAAGTCAGTTGGCTGCACCAGGGTGACGCTGGCAGGCCGAAGAGGCTGGGCAAAGACATTTTTGAAAGACGAAGGGTACAGTCCACAATGGTCTGTACTTGCAAAGGAACTTTAGGGGATAAATATGGCAATTTCAGAAGCACTAAATTGGGCGCTCAATAACGGCATGACCCAAGCCGAATTTGACAAAAACATTTTTGATGCGGTGGTCGCTGCCCAGAAGTCTGGGACCAGCAATGCCATTTTGCGCACAGAGATGGACCGACTTGGCATCAGCCCAGCTGATGTGGCCCGTGCCACTGGTGTCACGACTCAGAGTGTTCAAGAGAAATACGCTGCTGCAATCCCAAAGACCGAGGCTGAACTGATCGCTGATGCTGCGGCTGATGCAGAACTTGCAGCCCGTACAGCCAGAGACAGAACGGCCAGCCAAGCACTGATTGACGCAAGGGCCTTGGCTGCTAGAACTTCTGCTGGCACTTTGACTGCCTCCCAAAAGGCTGCGGCTGATGCGGCTCAATTGGCCTTGGTGGCCAGACAAAATGAAGCGGCCTTGGCTTTGCAACAACGCAATGCAGCAGCTGCTGCGGCTGCTGAAGCTGCGCGTTTGGCTGCATTAAGAACTGGTGGCACTGGCACAACTACTGGCGTGACTGGTGGCACTGGTGGTTTGCTTGGCCCAACTGGTGCAACCAGTGTGACTGGCACGACACCATTTGCCAATGCCACCCAAGGCTTTGCCCAGAACTTTGCAAATTACCAGTCCATCCCCATTGGCGCTCAGTACAACCCCAATGTGACAGCTGGCGGTGCATCCCCATATTCTCAGATCATGGGCCAGATGCGACCACTTGGCAATCCATACGCCAATGTGGTGGCAGGCCAAGCAATGGGTGGCTATAACCCTGGTCTATATGACCAGATCGCAGCTGCCAATGTGGCCAGAGCTGCCGCTGCAAACACTGGCGTGACATTGGCCGACTACTATGGTGGTGGCGATGCTAATGGTGGTGATACTGCTGGCATTGGCAGTCAAGGTGGCGATGCAGCAGGCAACACTGGTGGTGGCCCAGGTACTGGTGCAGTTGGTGACACTGCATACGCTATGGGCGGCATGGTCGATGGTTTGTTTGGCATGAACCCACCTGGTCCAGATGATGGTGCTGGATATTTAGATCGTGGCGAATATGTGATCAAGAAGTCTTCAGTCAATAAGTATGGCCGTGGACTTCTGGACATGATCAACGAAGGCAAAGTGTCTGCCAAGAAAATGAAATCTTTACTCGGATAAGGTGGCAATATGTCAAAAGGTGGAACAACTACATCGACAAGCTCCATTGATCCACAGATCAAAGAAGCATTCTTGGCCAATTTTCAGCAGGCCCAAGGGGTCGCTGGTGCATTGCCAGTCCAGCAGTTTGCTGGGTATAACCCAATGTATCAGGCAGGCGAGGAAGCTCTGGTCAATACTGCCTTGGCTGGCCCAGGCATTACTGGCACAGACTTGGCAGCTCAAATGGCCGCTTATGGTGGCATTTACCAGCCTGCACAAATTACAGCGCAGCAGACCAATTTAGGTCTTGGCCAAGGCGCTGGCACGATTGGCTCTTACATGAATCCATATACAGAAGCTGTGCGTGAGAACGCATTGGCTGATCTGGAATCTGCAAGACGATCTGCCATCCAGCAGACTGGTGAACGTGCAACTGCTGCCCGTGCATTTGGTGGGTCGCGCCAAGGTGTGGCAGAAAGTCTGACCAATCTTGGCTTTGCCAAGCAGGCCGGAACTCTTGGCACTCAACTCAACGAGCAAGCATTCAATCAGGCCATGGCCATGCAGCAGGCCGACATTGGTCGCAGATCAGCAGCCGACATTGCCAATCAGCAAGCAGGCTTGCAAGGTGCGCAATTAAGGCTAGGTGGTGCAAGCCAGCTAGGTAATTTGGCTGCACAACAACAAGCATTGCGTCTTGGTGGCGCTCAAGCGGTCATGGGCGCTGGCGGTGCGCGTCAGGCTTTGGACCAGCAACAAATGGATGCAATCCGCAACATTGGTTTGCAGCGTTTAGGTGTGGTGCAGACCAGCCTTGGCGCTCAACCGGCCAATTTGGGAATGATTACCCAGACTCCTCAATACTCAAACCCAGCAGCTGGCGCTTTAGGCGGTGCTTTGGCTGGCTCAAAAATAGCCGGACCTTATGGCGCTATTGCTGGCGGTATTCTTGGCGCGTTTAGTTAAGGAAGCAAAATGGCTGAATTTAATTTTGATGGACTACTGGGCAATTTGTTTGGTGGTGGTGGTGATAGTGAACTTGAAAAGCTATTGACCGCCAAGCAAAAAGAGCAATTGGGTTTGCAGTCAACAATGGCCGCTGCTGCTGCATTGCTCCAGGCCAGTGGTCGAAGCCCCCAGCGCATTGGTTTAGGCCAAGCTCTAGGCTCTGCCCTGCAAGCCGGCCAAGGTGCTTATGAAAAGGGCATGACCGGAGCTTTTGGCAATTTGGTCACGGCAGCAAAGCTCAAAGAAATGCAGCGGGAAGCATTGGCCAATGAGGCTTATGCAAAGCAATTCACCGAGCCAGCTGTGGCCCCCATTACCGCAGATCAAGCGGCAATACTGGCTCCAGTGTCTGTGGCCGGTAAATTTGGACCAACAACACAACGCGCTCAATTGGCTGCACAAATGCCTGCACCAACGGCAGCGCCTGGCATTGTTGGCTCATTAAATCCTGAGATGCGCAAAATTCTTAGCGGCATGACGCGCAAAGAAGGTCAGCCAGAATTGCTCAAGATTGGCATGGCCCAGACTGAATTTGGCAAGCCAGAGCCAATGGTCGTGAATGGCCAAGTGAAGATGATGCAATTCAATAAACTTGGTCAGTCAAGAGAATACACAGGCGCCACACCATACGAGGCTCAGTCACCTGATTTACGAGCGTATGAATATATTAGTGGCACGTCATTGGCTGGAACTGGTCAAACAGGCATTGAAAATGTTGGTAAATATCGTTCACAGATTGCACCAAAAACAACTGTCGATGTGAAGTTACCACCTGGGCCATCTCAATTCTTGGCTGGTGCTGGAACTGAAACAATCAAAGTATTGGGAGATTTAACACAAGGAGCAAGGTCGGCAAATGAAGCGTTGATGAATATTGACAGAATGCTGCCTGCACTTGACAAGGCCATTGTCGGCCCAGCTGCTGATTACAGAACAGCCATGCTGCGAATTGGCCAACAACTTGGTGTTGCTGGAGCTGATGCAAATGAACAGCTGGCAAATACTAGGGTTGTGGTTCAAGGTCTTGCACAGCGAGAGCTTGATGAAGCAGCCCAAATGCGTGGCCAAGGAAGTCTTACTGGACCAGAGCGAGAAATACTTAGACGCGCAGCAGCTGGTGATCAAACACTAAGCGCTGCTGAAATTAGACAAGCATTATCAACAGCTCAGAAGGTTGCTAGATATCGTCTAGCAACACAAGAAGATTATTTAAAACGAGCAATGAAAATACCAGGATTTGAGCAATTTGCACCTATGTACCAGGTCACGCCTTATGGCGGTGGCGGTGGCGGTGGTGGTGGTGGTGGCAATCCATTGCTAGATGCTGTTAACAGACAATTGCAATTGAATTCTCCTGGAGGCCAACGATGAGCACCGGACTAGAAGGTTTTACAAACGAAGAGCTGCTCAAGATTAAGGCTGGAGATGTCTCCGGCTTATCTAATGAAAAACTGCAAATTCTTCAAGGCATTTTGTCTCAAAGCCTAGACATTGATCGCCCTGCACCAGCGCCAGCATTGGCCCAACCACTGCCAGCAGCACCAACCCAACGCCTGCGCTCTACTTTGCAGGGCGTGACCCTTGGCTCTGCTGACGAGATGGAAGCTCGATTGCGCGCATCAGTGACAGGCGAAGACTACAACAAAGTGCTTGCTGAAATTCAAGGCAAGATGAAGGCTTACCAAGCACAAGCCCCATTTGAGGCATTAGGTTATGAGGCACTGGGCGGTATTGGATCAGCGGCTGCGCTAACTGCGGCCACTGGTGGCATGGCAGCACCATTGACTGGTCCAAGGGTGGCCGCCAGCATGGCTCCATTAATTAGGGGATTGGCTGGCACTTCAGCACTTGGTGGCATTCAAGGTGGTGTTACAGGCTTTATGACAGGCGAGGGCGACTTTGCGGCCCGTGCTGCCAGAGTGCCAGGCTCAACAATGATGGGTGCATCCATTGCACCAGTGGTCCAAGCTGGATTCATGGGCGCTGGTAAGGCCACAGACATGGTCCTAGACACTGCTAGGCGCTTGTCCGGTGGTCGTGGTGGTAAGGCAGCAGAGGCTGAAATTCAGCGGCTGGCTGAACAGACTGGCTTGACCACAGACGAACTTGTGCAACGCATTGCCAGCGGTGAAATCTTGGCCGAAAACCAAACACTACTGCAAGCTGTGCGCGCTTTGTATACCCAAGGCGGCAAGGCATCCACAACGATTCAAGGCGCTTTATCTACACGCCCAGACAAATTACGCACAGAAGCATTGACAGATATGCAGCAGAAACTTGTCAGTGGTCTTAATCCCAATTTTGTTGGACCAAGACCAAACAATGAAAATGTTTTGCGTTTTTACAGGGCAACCAAGGATGAGGCGCAAGCGTTAGAAAACAAAGCCTACGAAGACGTATGGAAAACTGGCGGCATCATTGGCGAAGATTTATTGGTCAGTCTTAAAGATGCGCTGCAAAGATCGCCAAGAGCGATTGATGACATCAATACAATCTACACGGCCCAGACAGGCAAAAAGCCATTTTTCTCTTTTGATAAAGATGGAAATATTTTATTTTCCAGAACACCAAATCTTAAAGATGCTGAGATTATTAGACGAGGCATTAAGACTTCAATTGATTCAGCTTATACGGGTGGCAAGCCTGAAGTTGGAATGGCATTAAAACCCGTTGAATCTGCTTTGAGGGAAGCAATTGATGCATCTTCACCCAAGTTGGCTGCAACCCGTGCTGAAGCCTCACAACTTAGAGCCGCCAAAACCGCATTTAAAGAAGGCAGCACTATCTTTAACAAGAGCGCGGATGAAGTCCAAATAATGATGGAAGACATGGCCAATAATCCTGGTGTTGCCAATGCATTTAGGGCTGGCGCTATGGATGCCATAAGAGCAAAGATGACGACTGGTCGCGCTAAAAGCATGATGGGTGTTTTTAATAATCCAGAAACAAAAGAAGGCGCTATTTTGCGCACCATTTATCCTAGTGACGAGCTTGATGGCATCTTGACCCGCATTGGCACAGCTGCGCAGTCACAAGTCGCTAAGAACAGGGTTCTTGGTGGCCCAGACACAGCATCATCACTTTTGCAGGCTGCAAAAATTGGCTCGACCATTACTGCTGATGATGTGGCCAATGCTGTTACTGGCAACCCCATGGCCGGACTCAGAATTGTCAACAAGATGCTAGGTGAGTCCAACAAAGGAATGTCAGAGCAAGATCGCCAACGTGTGGCTCAAATTCTGATTTCAGAAGACCCAGACATTGTGCGCAAAGCATTGCGCGATGAAAGTGGCATGGCCAGATTGCAGCAGGCCGTGGCGGCTGGCGCGAGAATGCTTGAAAAGACTGTGCCTTATGGTGCAAGCTACATTGGTGCGACAATGCCAAGACCAATGTTAGGCCAATAAGGAGTAAACATGGCAGGCTTATTAGATGATGTTTTGCAATATATGCAAGACCCAAGACGCACTCAGCAATTGCAGGGTACGGGTAGGGCAATCCAACAAGGTCTGTTAAGTATTGAAGAGAAGGACAAAAAGTTTCAAGACCTTTACGACAAGGCATTTGGCGACCCAAAAAATATAGCCAAGGTCACAAACAAGAAGGCTTTGTCTGAACTGACTGAAATGGCCATGGCTGGCCCATTGGCATTTGCCCCAGCTGGGATGACCAAACGAATGAGTGCGGCAGAAGCAGCTGCTGCTGGATATTGGCACGACATTGGCGCTGGTAAAAAATTACCAATCCCCATTGGTGAAATGACAGCCCAGCGTGAAATGCTAAAAGATTTGCCACCCAAAAAGATTGTTACCCCAGAAAAAATGCAAGGTGGTGCAATTGTTCCATTCCATGGTGATCGTTCAATTGCTGGCCAAAATCTGCTTGGTATTGGCAGCACAAAGTTTGAAACGCCAGTCTATCTTGAAGGGGGTTATGACTTTATGAGAACGCATTCACCGACTGGCTCAATCTGGGCCTCTGAAAAAGGTGCGTCTCAAGCTCTTCAAAATCAAATCAATGAAGCAGCCAAAGTTGGCAAGGGTGATGTCTATGGTGTTTATTCGGCAATGGGTCCATTGTCAATGAACTACAACACGATGATGTCTGATGCCTTACTTGAGCAAATGAAGGCTGGAAAAATAACCAAAAAATCAATAGCAGCTTTTGACAGAGAAGTTAAGGCTATCCGGCCAGAATGGAAGGGTGTGATGAGTCCAGAATCACGCGCCCAACTAGAAAGCAATGGTGCATTGCGTCATGTATTTGTGGACAGGATGCAGCTTGATAAATTTCAAAACGCTGGATTCCCTGACATTTCCTACACAAGATACGCAATAACAGACCCATTGCTACTTAATGAGCCAATGTATTCTGGTGGATTATCAATTGGGAAAATGGTT